ATCCGATATTTTATCGGTCAGATTGAACTTTGTCCAGATTCTGGACGAATTCATGCTCAAGTGTATACTGAGTGGAAGAGTTCTCGACGCCTTAGCGAGGTTCGCAAGGCGTTTCCTAGTCATTTGGAATCCCGGAAGGGGACGAGAACGGAAGCACGAGACTACTGTCGTAAGGCAGAGTCTCGAGTTATTGCCCTGGGGGAGTTTGGAGAGTGGCGACCAGAGAGCCAGGCGGTGGTCCGTCCTGCACAGAAAGAGATCGCACTCGATTGTTTGGTTAAACATGGGATGACGCCGGAGCAGATAGCGGAGGAGCATCCGCATGTGTATTTCACGCACCACTTTGCGATAGACAAGCTCTACGCAATGAGAGGTGGTGTGTGATGCCCAGGAGACATATTGGTTGGTGTCCTGGGTGTGGGATGAATAGGAGTCTTGCTAGATGTCCTAATCGTATCCTTTGTAATCAGTGTTTTTCGAAACAATGATTATAGTGTGCAAATTGCACCGGTAGGCTATGCAGCCGGCACAGACTGTGCTTACTTATATGGCTCCTGATGGAGTTTCGTATATCGACATCGCTGAGGGACTTTCTCAGTGTAATAGGAGAGCGTATCGGCAAGGCATGGAATACGCAATTGGTAAGGTGACTTTTGGTTACCAGGCGAATCCGCAAGCGATTCTGAATGTCGCTTTGGCTTGTTATACTGCAGGTAATACCTGGGTGGTGCATAACGCCTGGAAGAAGGCGTATTCTGTTTGGATCAAACAGCAGAGAAGGGCCCGTCGTCTGATCGGGCAGTCGGCTAAGCCGACGTGGGAGGATTTCAAAGTGTATCTTGATGATGCACATAGAGCGGGAACCAAGCTCGGCGTTCTAGCCGGAGATGGTGGAGCAGTAGGAACCGGAGAGTGGGATTATTCGAAACTTTTGTTCGAGACTGATGTTCCTGCGATTGAGGAATGGTATTTGCATTTGATAGGTGGCGATATTGCCGCTACCGATCGGGGTCTCATCCTGGGTTACCAGGAGAGCCGGGCTACTGTCCAGGCTGAAGACCCTGAACTCCCTGCAGAGTTCAGCACTAACATGTATGCAGAGATGGCATTGGATGTTGATGATGTCGCCGATGAGGTGGCTCATAATATGGAGGACGAGAATGATGAGCCTCCGTATGACCAGGATGACTATCCTGGTAGTGACACGAATTCTGATGCTCCCTGGCTGCAGCAGTTCGCGATTGCATCAACTACAGTCCCCGTAGGGGTTGTGCCCGGCTTCGTGGCACAGTGTGGTTTGTTGAAGATAGAGTTGGAAGGTCATGCTGTTGCTGACGGTTCTGATACTTCGGCACCGGCGACTCTTATCCAGGTCCATTTGGTGCCTGGTAGTTACAAGGGAGTCATGGCGGCTCCCATGGGGCAGTGATCATGTTGAGCGAAGTCCCAGAAAAGGTAGTGCCCCTGGCTAAGGGGGCTCAGGTATTGAACCTGATTCGGGAGAATCAGTTGATTACAGCTGTAATCGTTTTCATGCTCTGGCAGGCGGGAGCGCTGCAGAGTGGTATAGGTCTGATCGGAGGTGTCTGTTGATGGCGAGAAGGAAGACTTGGAAGAAGGGTAAGGTGTTCCGTAAAGGACGCCGTAAGGTGCGTTACATTTACCCGAATGGTAAGAAGAAAGGTCGCAAGTTGGTGAGCGCTTCGAAGAGGCGTTAGTATGGAACGATGGTATCGCCAAGATTTGGAAAAATGGCCTGAAACACATGGCCATGCTCCCGTCACTGATCGGGATTTTTGGTTTACTATGGATGGGACTACTCCTACTGGTAAAGGTGTCCCGTTCGAGCACGCTGAGTGGGAACTAGCTGTGCACCTTTATCATTCAACTGTTGGTGGAATGACTCGACAGAATGTCGGTGGTGCTTTGATGATTTATGGGACCGCGTTGTTGATACCTGGTCCTTTTGACGCCATGGCTGCGGGTGCAGGAGCAGCTGCAGGAGGCCCTGTTGGGGCCGTGGCGGCTGTAGCAGCATACAACCTGGCTGGTTTGTCCATGGTTGTTGTAGGTGCATATTTGCTTGGAGAATCTTTAGATTTTCCTTCGATGCCTAAGATTTATTGGGATCGTCCTGGACGGTTGCCCGATTTAGGAGCTACACCGTTGGTCTGGGGAACTCCAGAGTTTTTCGGATTTTGACTCCAGGGACTGGCCCACCCTGGTGCACTGCACTAACGGGCCACATTCTGCTCTTCTGAAGTTCAGAAGGCGGAACGGAGGAGCCCCGCGGGGCTCGTGTAGCCGTCGGTTGAGGCCGGAGGCGTGTTAATGGGTTGGCGTATTATTACCCAACCCATTATGGGGGTTCACATACGCTGGACCAAACGCGGTGAAACGTCTGTTAACTACCTTAATGTTTAACTACCCTAGGGGGGGCCTCGATGTTTATGGCGGGACAGAGGAGGCATTGGGTGCACACCGTGCACAAGAAGCATATCGGATCTGCCGATATGGCTGACGACGAGTTTATCGCTCTGGTAAGAGTGCTCGTAGATGGTTTGCGTGAGGACACGCGCATCCGATATTTTATCGGTCAGATTGAACTTTGTCCAGATTCTGGACGAATTCATGCTCAAGTGTATACTGAGTGGAAGAGTTCTCGACGCCTTAGCGAGGTTCGCAAGGCGTTTCCTAGTCATTTGGAATCCCGGAAGGGGACG